GTTTACGGGAGAAAGACAACTTATGGTTGTTAACGCCCTTTATGATACTGGGCGTGGAATGGTAATGACCAATCAATATGGAGCACTTGACACTGTTCTTGATCTTGGATCGTTTGATTCAGTTATTGAAGGTGCAGAATCTGTCTTACAATTCTTCCCAAATAAGTTTAAATATAATAATTATGATGTGAGATTATTCTCATATAATATAGATGCTAATATTTTGGGAGTTACTACAACTCAAGAATTTGTTTCAGTAGGAAGCACTTCTATTGGAGAGTCAACCGGATTTACAGGTGGACTGGTAAGTATCGCATCATCTGTTGTTCAAATGGCAGGTGGCGCAGAGACGACCATAGTAACTTTAGCTGGAATTGGAACAACCGTTTCTGGTTCTAGATCTGCAAAAATTCTTGTTAATGTTGAAGGTAGTGATGGTACTGTTGAATACGACGAATTAACTGTTGTTCATGATGGAACAAATGTTCAATTGATGGAATATGGTCAATTAACGATACATTCATTTGATGCATATTCTACAGGAGCGAATATTGGAACATTTGGTGCTTCCATTAGTGGAAGTGATATACGAGTGTCATATACTCCTATTGCAGGATTGACAACTGCTAGTGTTAATACAATAACTGTCGGATTAACTTCTGAGGGATATACTGGAATTGGTACGTATGAATTTACGAATAGTTCAATTGAAGCCAAGTCAACCACTATTCCATCGACATCAAGTCCAGTAGCGGTAGGAATTGCAAGTTATAGTGATGCTTATGACGCAGCATATTGCTTCGTTCAAGTATCTGATACAACAAATGGAAGATATGAAGTATCTGAAGTTCTGATTATCGATGATTATAATGATGAGGATCCTGAAAGCGTACAACTTGTTGAATATGGTAATACTCAAGTTGGCTCAGGTGCCTTTGTAGGACTTGGAACAATTAGTGCAAGAAGAGCTGGAGATGGTTCAAATTATACTGAGGTCACATTTACACCAGATGCCGGGGCAAACATTGAAGTTAAGACCTATATGAATGCCATGAGACCTGAAACTAATGACACTCCAAGTCCTAGTGGAAGAGTTGTTGGTGGAGAAAGGGAAATTGATTTTGGTAATGCATCTGTTAAAAACTCAGATGCAATCTACACTGGTACACAAAATAGTGTTAAGAGACAATTTAATTTACAACATAAATCTCTTGATGTATTCAGAAGAGTTGTTGACGGATCTTCTACATCATTTGTTAATATATCAAACGATACTATTACCATACCTGATCATTTCTTTGTGACTGGCGAAGAAATTGTGTATGAAACATCCAGTGGAGTTGGGACTCACGCTATTGGTATTGCAAGAACAACGTTCGTTGGTGTTGGATCTACAACTCAGTTACCAACATCCGTATTTGTTATTAAACAGAGTGAGAGTAGAATTAAATTGGCAAGATCTGCGGAAGATGCTCTTAAAATGATCGCAGTTCCTCTTGATCTAACCAGTGTTGGTATTGGAACATCTCATAGTTTCACTTCAAAAAATCAAAATCAAAAAGTCATTTTATCCATTGACAATATTATTCAGTCCCCTGTTGCAGGAACTTCTGTTACATCTGTTTTATCAGATAATGCTATTAAAAATACAGATATTCTCAAATTTGTTGGATTGACTTCATTCTTCGGAGCAGATTATATTCGAGTTGGTCCAAAAGACACTGGAGAAATTATGAAAATTCTTGGTGTTGGTATTGGTACAACAAATGGAGTTAAAGTTCAACGTGGATGGTTGGGAACTCCAATTGTGGGTCATGATACAGGAGCCACAATAACCAAACTAAGAGGTGGTTATAATATTGTTGATAATTGTGTGAATTTTGCTGAAGCTCCTAGCGGATTAAATCCAGTTCAATCGCCAACAAATCCGCCAGATTCAAGAGATTGGGTTGGCATAACAACATCTTCATCTTTTAATGGAAGAGTATTCCTTAGATCTGGAACAAAAGGTTCTACGTTAGAATCATATACTCATAACTATCTTTATGATGATATTGCACAACAATTTACTGGAAAAGATAAAGAATTTTCTCTAACTGTTGATAATGGAACTAATGTTACAGGAGTTGCCACAAATAATGCAGTGGTATTAATCAATAATATATTCCAAGGACCCGGAAATAATTATGATTATACTTTAACTGAAGTTGGTGGAATTTCCAGTATAAGATTTACAGGAACTGCAAGTTCTGTTAGTTATGATCCTAATAATGCAAATATTCCAGTTGGTGGTGTCATTGTTTCTGTTGGATCTTCTGAAGGATTTGGATATCAACCGCTCGTATCTGCTGGAGGAACTGCAATTGTTTCTGTTGCAGGAACTATCGCATCTATCTCTGTTGGAAATACGGGTTCCGGATATAGATCAGGAATACAAACTGTAAATGTTTCAATCCAGAGAGAAAGATTAAATGGTGCTGATATTGTTGCAATTGGAACTGCTGCAGTCTCCAATGGACATATCACTGGAGTTGATGTAACAGATAGTAGAGTGTTCTATAAACCAAGAGACATTTGTAATGTTGGTTATTCTTCGATTACTGGTATAACAACTATAACTAATGCATTTGCACATAATCTATCTGTTGGTAATGAAGTGATTGTATCTGGTATTGCATTTACTTGCGACTACGCGCCTGCTGTTGGTGTCCAAAGTGCAATTTATAACAATGTAACGGGTATCATGACTGTCACCACTACAGGGGCACATGGCCTTTCTACAACAGGAAAGAATAGTGATGTGATATTAACTGGTTTGGCATTTACATGTGGACTTGGTGCTACAGTCAACCACATATACCCTAGAAACAGAGATAGGGTATATGACACTGCCGTAGGTATTAAGAGCGATGGAACGCCATATACGGTATCAAATGCACTTTATAGTCCTATAACTGGTTTAACGACAGTTACAGTTGCTAGTCATGGATTCTCTAATTTGGATTACGTTAGATTCCTTGATGGGTCATTAACATTTACATGTGCTAAAGATAGTAATACTACTAATCATTCTTATCCAAGATCAACCGATCCTGTTCATGGAGAATGGTTACCTATTACTAATGTAACTGCAAATACTTTCCAAGTTAATGTTTTAGGAATAGGAACTACAGGAACTGCTTCTGCTGCTCCATCTACTAATACTAGTGCTCACACCTTCGTCAGTGCCACTACAGGTGGTCTAATCCATAACGATGGTACAATCACTCTAAACGTAACTACATCTGCTGAGAAGGATCAATATGCTCATAGATTTGTAGGGGCTGCAGCAAGTACAGTTATTGTGGGAGGGGAATATTCGCACGCATTTAGATGGGCAACTAATGATGGTGTAACGTCTTCGGGTAATACATCATTTACTGCTAAAGATGCTACTTATAATGCTGTTACTGGAGATGTAGTTTTAACAATATATTCTCATGGATTAAATGCACCAAGTACCAGTACAGCAACAACAGCAACTTATGATCCAGTAGTTGGTATTGTTACCTTAACTGTTGCTGATCATGGATTCGCAAATGGTGATTTTGTTAAGTTGACTGATGATTCACTGACATTTAGTTGTGTAACTGGATCTGCTACTAAAACTTATCCAAGATCTACAGACCCAATTAGTGGTAAGTGGATTGCAATTTCTGATGTAACTACTGATACCTTTGCTATTCAAGTTTTAGATAATGTACCTTCTACTAATACTGGAATTCATACATTGATATCTGCCGATCCTGATGGAATAAGTCATGCAAGAGACCTAGTAGGAATTGGTACAAATTCATTAGCATTTGCTTGTGAAATGGATCAGTACGGTACTGATCATGCATATCCTCGTGCAAGTGATCCTATAGCAGGAATTAATACTGTAATTACAGCAGCATCAACTAATACTATTACTATTAATGTTGGTACATCTGCTGTTGGATTTAATACTGTTACTGCTGCCACTTATTATCAGACAACTGGTGATATGATGCTAACCATGATGAAGGCTCATACATTAACAACTGAGAGTAGTGTTAAGTTATTGAAAGAAGGATTAAGATTCACATGTTCTAAGAACAACTATGCAACTCAACACAGATACCCACGAGGTGGAGATCCTATATTTGATGGCACATCAGTGGTTGGTGTTGCGAGTGCCACTCAATTTACAATTAACGCTGGTATATGCACTGTTCCTACACAATATGTTTCTGGTGGATCCGCCCAACCTGCAGTTATTGCTCCTAGAGGAAATAATAACTCAGCTAGTGGTCAAGATCCTGTATTTGATGGTGCTTCCGTGTTGAGAGTATTGAGTGCAACTGAGTTTGAAATTGATAGCGGTATATCAACAAGAGCTCACCTATATGCAAGGGGTGGTAAAGTAAATCAATTACTTAAGGTAATTATTGATGCTCCAAATAGTTATAATAATATTCCACTAGAATATAGCTCCGATTCTCTTGGATCTGGTGGAGTAAATGCAACTATTGATGTTGTTGTTGGTCAAGGATCTAGTGTTATAGATTTCTCATTATCAAACACTGGATATGGATATGGTGTTGGTCAAATCTTGACTATCCCATCTGGAGGTGCAACTGGAATACCCACAACATCATCTTCTAATTTTGAAGAATTTAAAGTTGATATTCTGCAAATTGATTCTGATTCATTTGTATCATGGTCTATTGGAGAACTTCAAGTTCTTGATGATATATCTGAATTATTTGACGGAGTAACAAAGACATTCCCAATTTCATTAGGCGGAAATTCTTTCTCTATTCAATCTGCACCTGGATCACTTGTAAAAGTTCAAGATACTTTACTACTCTTTGTTAATGACATTCTTCAAGTTCCAGAAGAATCATACTTCTTTACTGGAGGAAGTAACTTCAGTTTTGAAGAAGCACCCAAAGCAGGGGATAGTTTTAAATTAATTTTCTATAGAGGAACTGGTGGTGCTGATGTTGTTGATAGAGATATCATTGAAACTGTAAAGACTGGTGATGATCTTACTATTGGATATGATAGAAACCTGAAGCAAACTCCATTAAATATCAATCAAGGTAGATTCTTGCAAGAAGATTCTCGCACAGTTTCTGAGATAACATCATCAAGTTCTGTTGATACAAATCCATATTATGGTGGTGGTCTCAGTGATAAGACTAGAATGTTGAGACCTGTTAAATGGTGTAGACAAACTGAAGATAGATTTGTTGCTGGTAAGCAAATTAGTAAGGCAAGAGATCTTTATAATGCAAAAATCTTCCCATCGACTTATATAATTAAATCTGTTGGAATTGGATCCACAGTTATTAACGTTGATAATGTAAGACCATTCTTTAATGCTGCGAATGAAAATAAAGTTAACACTAATTTCCAAAAGGATATTCTTTTTGTAGATAATCCTCAGAATGTCGCGGCCGCTGCAACAGCAGTTGTTGGAAATGGTGTCACAGTTACATCAATAGTTATTTCAGATGGAGGAAAAGGTTATACTAGTGCCCCATCCGTAACTATACAGAATCCTGTTGGGTTAGGAACAACTTCTAGAGCAACCGCTACAGCGACTATTTCTGGTGGATCTGTATCTTCAATCTCCGTAGATACTGGTGGCATTGGTTATGCACAAACAACTCATCCTAGAGTATTAATTGGACCTCCAACCTTTGTAACGGAGACAAATACAATTGATTCTTATTCTGGTGATTTTGGAATTATAACTGGTATTGGAACAACATCTATAGCAGGTGTTGCTGTTACTGGATTAGTTCTTGATCTAGTTATTCCACATGATTCATTCTTGAGAAACAGTGATATTACTCAACCATCGGCAATTAATGCAAGTGGAATTGGTACTGGCGATCTGTTTGTTATTAGGAATTCAAACGTTGGTAATGGTTTGACATCCTTAGATGAAAACAATGCTGTTGTTGGCGTTGGTACATCCTTTATGGATGGAGTTTATAGAGTTGCTCATACTACTACTGGCGTATCAACTGATGCTATTGGTTTTGGACAAACTACAGTAACTCAGGTTGTTGTTAGTGTCAGTTCTACTGACGGATTAACTGGATTAGCAGTCAGTCACTTCTACGGAGACTACAGTTGGGGTAAATTACTGTTAACAGATAGAAATAAACTTCAAACATATCCAGTAAATGTTACAAACGGTATTACTGGAATTGAAACAGGTCCTGTAGTGATTAGACAAAAATCGCTGAAGGTCCAAAGTTATAGTACATAATTCATACTAAATAAAGAAAAATCTAGCTCAAAATGGCTGCTATTATAACTGATCAGATTAGGATATTAAACGCAAAGAACTTTGTTTCTGGTGTTACCACATCTGATAATTCGTATTATGCTTTTGTTGGATTACCAAATCCAACAGATATTCAACTTGATTGGGATGATGATCCTCCTAGTCCCGTTGATAATTTTAGCCAGGTTAATGATACATGGGATACCATGATCGCCATGAAAAAGATAACTCCTGATGACATTAAACTTGTTATCAGAAAGGTATCTTGGAATTCTGGAACAACTTATGATTATTATAGACATGATTATGGTATATCAAATATTCCAAAAAATGCAAATGGCACTTCATTATATTCTGCGAATTATTATGCGATTAATAGTGATTTTAGAGTCTATATTTGTTTAGATAATGGAACAGATCCAGAAAATGTTGATGGAAGACCTTCATTAGATGAACCAACATTTACTGACTTAGAACCAAGAGCAGCTGGAACGAGTGGTGATGGATATATTTGGAAATATCTTTATACAATTAAACCATCCGATTTAATCAAATTTGATTCTACGGAATTTATGCCAGTTCCTTTAAATTGGGAAACTAACAATGACCATGCTGCTATAAGAGATAACGCTGTTGATGGAAGTATCAAAACAGTTATCGTACAATTTAGAGGTGTTGGATTAGGAACTGCAAATAGAACTTATACTAGAGTTCCCATCAAAGGAGATGGAAGTGACGCCGAGTGTACAGTAGTTATTAATAATGATCAACAAATTGATAGTGTTACAATCTCAAATCCAGGAAAAGATTATTCATTTGGCAATGTCGATTTGATTGCAGGAAATGTTCCATCAGGAACTGATGTGCCGGAACTTGATGTTATAATTTCTCCACCAGGTGGTCATGGAAAAGACATTTATAGAGAATTAGGTGCTAAAAATGCACTTATGTATGCAAGAATTGAAAATGATGATGAAAATCCTGATTTTATTACAGGCAATCAAGTTTCTAGAATCGGTATTGTAAAAAATCCTAAGGGATATAATTCTACTTCAAATATTTCATTATCAAAAGCCAGTGCGGTTTATGCGATGAGATTAGTTGGTACTGGATATAGTTCAGCAACTTTTACAGCAGATTCTACTATCACACAAACTGTAGGAACTGGTGCTACAGCAATAGGTAGAGTTATAAATTATGATCCGATTACTGGTGTTTTAAAATATTGGCAAGATAGAACTCTTGCAGGATTTAACACAGATGGAACCGCTCAAACAAATCCACAATATGGTTATGAGTTAACCAGATTTTCAAACTCAATATCTGGAAATGGGTCTTTTAGTATAGTAGGAACAACTGCTGGATTAAGTATTTCAACTACATTTAGTGGTCTCTCTACTACTCTAAATAATAGAACATATTACCTTGGACAGTCATTTACAAATGGTTTGTCAAATCCAGAGGTTAAAAAATATTCTGGTGACATAATCTATATTGACAACCGACCAGCTATTACAAGATCTTCCAACCAAAAAGAAGATATAAAAATTATACTGCAGTTCTAATAAACCATGGCGCAACAAACTAACCTCAATGTATCACCATATTTTGATGATTTTAAATCATCAAATGACTATTATAAGGTTCTGTTTAAACCTGGATACCCTGTTCAAGCGAGGGAACTGACGGGACTGCAGTCAATTCTTCAAAATCAAATTGAACAATTTGGTTCCCATGTGTTTAAGGAGGGAGCTAAAGTAATTCCCGGAAATACTACATATGATACTGGATATACTGGTGTTTCCATAAATCCAACACACTTAGGTATACCCGTTAGTGCATATCTATCGCAGCTGATAGGTAAAAGAATATATGGTGTTACTACTGGTGTTACTGCTGAGGTTGTAAATTTTATCACTCCAGAGCAGAGTGACTTTGATATTACCACACTTTATATTTCATATCTTTCGTCTGGTATTGGTGACAATGCTCAATCAGAATTTAATGATGGTGAACTTTTAGCATGTGATGATAATATTGTTTCTGGCCCAGAAAATAACGTTTTTGTTCCTGCAGGCGAATCTTTTGCATCAACTTTAACAGAAAACTCCGTTACATGTGGAGCTACCTTCTCAGTTGATAATGGTGTATATTTTATTAGAGGCAATTTTGTCAATATTGCAGCACAAACTATATTATTAGATCAATATGATAATCTCCCCACAGGAAGAATTGGATTTAATATTCAAGAAAGTATTGTTAATGCTGACGAAGATCTCACACTTGCGGATAACTCAAAAGGATTTAATAACTATGCAGCACCAGGTGCTGATAGGTTAAAAATACAGTGTACCTTAGCATTTAAGGCTATAGAAGACCTTAATGATAATAACTTCGTAGAACTTGCAAAAGTAGAAGATGGTGTACTTCAAAGTGATTTTGTTACTGACACTTCCCAATATAAGTTACTTAGAAATGAATTAGCAAGAAGAACTTTCGCTGAATCTGGTGATTACACAGTTACTCCATTCGGAATAGAAATTAGAAATTCTCTTAACGATAATCTCGGTAATGATGGTGTATATGCAGAAGGTCAAGATACTGGAGATGGAAGACAAGTAAGCGATGATGTTGGTTTATATGCTATTGCTCCAGGAAAAGCATTTGTTAAGGGATATGAAGTAAGATCTTTAGATACCGCATACTTAAGTTTTCCTAAAACAAGAGATGCTGCAACTTTAACCAATCAAGCGGTAAATTATAATACAGGCGTAACTGTAAGGGCAAATAATATCAAAGGAGCTCCAGAAATTGGTATTGGAAATAGTTATATTGTAAGTTTACGTGACCAAAGAGCTGGCGTCAGCACAGATGCTCCTGGAGAAGAGATTGGGTTAGCAAGAATATATGATTGTGCATTAGAATCTGGATCGTATGATTCTGAATTTTCAACCATAAATCAATGGGATATTTCTCTGTTTGATGTTAGATTGCAAACAAATATAACATTAAATGAGCCTACTACTCTTACCGTACCAACTTTTATAAAAGGAAAGTATAGTGGATCAAAAGCATTCTTAAGAGATTCTGTATCTGCTAGTACTTCTCTACAATTATATGATACTGTAGGAACTTTCCTTAAGAATGAGCCACTTATTGTTAATGGTGTAGAGGATACTAGAGTCGCTATTGCGGTAACAGCACATTCAATGGCCGATGTTAAAGCAATTTACGGTGGTCCGTCTGTATCTGTAGGACCAGGAGTTGTTGGAGTTGGTCTAACTTTTATTGCGGATACTATTCAAAAAGACTCTTTCTTCTTTGGCCAAGCCCAAGTTACTGACAGGATTCGCACTAGTGGTATTAGTACCGTAACCAGTATTTCTGAAAGATTTCCTGGAAATCTTAAAGTTGGTAATATTTTAGCATTTACGAATACTGGAGTCGCAACTGCACAATCTACACAAACCTTAGCAAGAATTGTTAGTGTTGGTAGTTCTCAAGTCACAGTTACCGGAGTTACAACAGTATCAAAAGTAAGTGAAGGACAAATTCCTCAGACAGGTGCAGCAAATATTGTAAGTGTATCTGATCTGAGACTTATCAGCACTCCTTTAGCAGATGCTAGTGAGAATCGGTTATTTACAGAAATGCCGAAGCGAAATATTGCTAATGTTGATCTTAGCGATGCACAACTGATCATAAGAAAATCTTTTGATGTTATTGTTACAACAGACAATCAATTAAATTCTGGTGTTACTGCTGGGAGCAATGAAACATTCTTAGCATTTGATGAAGAAAGATATTCTCTCGTAAGATCTGACGGAACTACCGAGATCCTAACCTCAGATAGGATGTCATTTACAAGTGGTAATACAGTTCTTCAAATTAACAACATTGGGGTTGATTTGTCTGCCAATATGGAGGCAAAATTAGTCACCACGATTAAAAAAGTAAAACCCAAAGCAAAACTAAAGAGGAAGAACAGAGTAAACACTCTGATTGTTAGTACATCTAAGTTAATCGGTTCTGGTGTCGGAGCCACTACTTTAAATGATGGTCTATCATATGGAAATTATCCATATGGAACAAGAGTTCAGGACGAAGTAATCTCATTAAATACTGGTGATATTTTAGAAATTCTAGGAATTTTTGAATCAAACAATACATCAGAAGCATCTGCACCAAAATTAACTTTAACTTCAATTACTGGACTTACTGGAAAAACTTCAGATTTGATAATCGGAGAAAAAATTACAGGCAAAACTTCGGGATCAATTGCTGTAGTTGCAGAAAGAGTTGCAGACGAGCAACTTAGTTATATTGATTTGAATGATTTTGGTTTCAGTGAAGGAGAAACTGTCACCTTTGAAGAATCTAATTTACAGGCAGTAATTTCATCTTTAGATATTCCTAGTAAAGATGTTTCTTCAAACTATACTTTTAACAATGGTCAAAAGTCAACTTTTTATGATTATGGTTTCTTAACTAGAAAATCTAATGTTAAAGGACCATCTAAGCAGTTAAAAATTTACTTTAAGAATGGATACTATGAATCTTCAGATGATGGAGATATAACAACACATAATTCATATAATACCTTTGAATATGGTAAAGAAATTCAAACAGTTAATAGTAATAGAAACACTGATATAATTGATATCAGACCAAAAGTATCTGATTACATTATCGCAGAATCTACTAGGTCACCCCTTGAGTTTTTAGGTAGAAGTTTTACTGCATCAGGAAACTCTGCCACAAATATTTTAGCTTCTGACGAATCTATCGTAACAAACTATTCTTTCTATGGTGGAAGAATTGATAGATTATATATCAATGATAGAGGAGATTTTGAAATAAAACTGGGCAATCCAGCGGAGAATCCAGAAAAACCGGATCCTATTGATAATGCATTAGAAATTGCAACTATCACACTTCCACCATATCTCTATAGCACAGAGGACGCATCAATTCATTTCTTAGATCATAAGAGATATACGATGCGTGACATTGGAAAACTGGAAGATAGAATTAGAAACCTAGAATACTACACTTCACTTTCTATTTTAGAAACAGAAACTGCTAATTTATTTGTACCCGATAATTCGGGATTAAACAAATTCAAGTCAGGTTTCTTTGTAGACAACTTCACTTCTTTTTTACCACAAGAAGATAGTAGAGTTATTAAAAATAGTATTGATCAAAGCAATAAAGAGTGTAGACCATCACATTATACAAACGCCATTGATTTAGTTATTGGTCCGGTTGATCCTTCAGTTGTAGATTTAACATTAAATGCGTCGTCAATATTCCCAGAGGGAACTAATATTCGAAAAACTGGAGACATTGTTACTCTAGATTATGACGAGGTTGAGTATCTTGCTCAAGAATATGCAACCAGAACTGAGAATGTTACTCCATTCCTGTTAAGCTTCTGGAGAGCAAATATTAAACTAACTCCAGCATCAGATACTTGGACCGATACTGCTAGAGTTAAAGCAAAGGTTATTGATGTTGAAGGTAATTATGCAAACACTGTAGATATTGCTGCTCGACAGTTTGGTGGATTTGATCCACAAACTGGTTTAACACCAGTTCTTTGGAATGCATGGCAAACTCAGTGGACTGGTACTAGAACTGCTATTCGTAGAGCACAGAGAACTGAAGTTACAGGTCGTAGAAACTTCTCCACTAATACTGGCGAACGTGGTGGAACTAGAACTAATAACTTCCAAGCAACCACCAGAACCACTTTCCAAGATACGTTTACTGACAACTTCAGAACTGGAATTAACTTTAGAAATGGTAGAAGACAGTTAATTACACCTCAAATTGAGACTGAGAGTCTTGGAGATAGAACTATCAGTAGAGAGGTGATCTCTTTCATGAGATCTAGAAATATTGAATTTGTTGGTAGAGGATTCAAACCACTAACTACAGTTTATCCATTCTTTGAAGGTATTGATGTATCTAAATTCTGTGTTCCAAAACTTCTGGAAGTTCAGATGCTTACAGGATCTTTCCAGGTTGGAGAAACTGTTTTTGGAAGACCGATTAAGAGTCTTGCCACTGGTGGTGCATCGTTCAGAACTGGATTTCAAATAAGATTTAGATTATGTCAACCAAATCACAAAGAAGGACCTTTCAATGCTCCAGATAGATTATATGCAAGTAATCCATATACATCAACAGTAGGAGCAAAATCTGATGAAGCACTAAGAGGCGAATATGAACTGTTTGCATTGGGAGGTGCCGCAACACTTCCATCTACCTACTCTGCAACATCTGCACTCCTTAATATTGATACATTAGCTCTTGCAGAGCAAGCTGCCGGAGAATTCTTTGGATATATTGAGACTGGAATGATTCTATATGGAGGATCTTCGGGTGCTCGTGCTAAAATTGTAAATAATAGACTTATTACGGATTTAAGTTCTGATATTTTAGGAAGTTTCTTTATTCCTTCACCAGTAATTAATGCGAATCCTAAGTTCACAACTGGAACAAAAACTTTTGTTCTAATTGATAATAAGCAAAATAGCGAGGAAGAAGCATTAACATTAGCTTCAGAAACATATACTGCATCTGGAACTCTGGAGACAGTACAAGAGTCCGTTGTTTCTGTACGAAATGCGAAGATTGAAGTTATTGCTGAAAGAGAGCAAGTTGATCGTGAAGAGTTTACAGGTACAACTACATCAACTGCAACAGTTGGCTCAGTTACAACGACTGTATTAACAGGAACTACATTTACTCCGCCACCACCACCACCGGATCCCCCACCGAGAAGTAGTGGTGGTGGCGGCGGCGGTGGTGGGTCCCCACCAACAACAACGCCGAGGAGGCCTCCTTCTCCCCGCAGGCCTGCTCCTCGTCCCGTAAGAAGAAGAAGAGTTGTAAGAAGAAGAGTTGCAAGAAGAAGGAGAAGAAGAGGTGCGAGAAGAGTAAGGAGGCGCAGAAGAAGACGGAGAAGACGGAGAAGAGCTAGAAGACGGAGAAGACCAAGAGATCCGATTGCACAGTCATTCACTGTGTTTGGTGATAGTGGAGTCTTTTTAACCAGTATTGATATTTTCTTTGCAGAAGTTGATACTAATGATATTCCAGTGATACTTCAATTGAGAACAATGGAAAATGGTATTCCAACAGATACTATTTTACCATTCTCAGAAGTGGCGATTGCTCCTGCAGGTATTGAAACATCTACTGATGGTGATGTTGGAACTAGAATATTCTTTGATTCTCCAGTATATGTTGAGGAACAGACTGAATATGCAATGGTCTTAATTTCTGCTTCCACAAAATATAAGGTTTGGATTTCAAGAGTTGGCGAAAACGATCTACTTACTGATCAGTTTGTTTCTCAGCAACCAAATCTTGGTTCATTCTTCAAGTCTCAGAATGGTTCTACATGGAATCCTAGTCAATGGGAAGATCTCAAGTTTGTAATTAACAGAGCAAGATTCTCCGAATCTGGAACCGTGGAAATTTATAGCCCTGTTCTTGCTGAAGGAAATGCTCAAATTCCTACATTAATGCCAGATCCAATTAATCTAAATTCTAGAAAAATTAGAGTGGGATTAACAACAGGTTTGAACTTTGCAAATAGTGGTAGTCATGTTCCCGAAATCGGAAACACGATTTATCAAATAAATTCCAATGCAACTGGCAACTATGTCGGTAGCGCCGGTTCTGCAACAGGTGAACTTAATCTTATCAATGCTGGTATTGGATTTACTCCACACAGTGGAAGTCGCGGATACGATAACACTGCGATGTCTAATATAACTGGCACTGGTTTAGATTTAACAGCAGATGTCCATGTTGTTAATGGCGTGGTTTCTATTGCAACGGTTCGTAGTGGTGGATCTGGTTACACTATTGGTGATGTTCTTGAAATTACTGAAGGACTTGGTAATCAAGAGACAGGAACAAATGCTAGATTCTCTGTTGTTTCCCTTGGTTCTACAAACCAGTTAATTCTTGACAATGTTCAAGGAGACTTTATTACTGGTGTTGGAAACACAATCATGTTTACTAACAGCGTTGGTATTGGAACCACTCTTGGTGGAGAGAATGCCGCTTCTCGTGTCAGTTCTATTGTTACAATTTCTGATGGTCGTCACATTGTTGTTGATCATAAGAATCATGGAATGCACCATGAAACTAACAGAGTAATTATTTCTGATATTGAACCCGATATTATGCCAACAAAGATTTCTGTTGCTTATGATTCATCATCTACGGGCGGCATCAGCATTGATGACTCATCCGATTTTGGAACTTTTGAAAATGTTGGTGTTGGTACAACTAATGCTGGTTACCTTCTGATTGGTGATGAGATTCTGTCTTACACTGAATCTTCTAACAATACTCTTGGAGGAATCACAAGACAGGTTGATGGAACAGTTGCTACCGATTATTCTGCAGGAACTCCTATTTACAAATATGAACTTGGTGGAGTATCTTTAAGACGAATTAATAAGGAACATCTTCTTAGTGATGTAACCGTTTCTAATCCAATTGCATTTGATTCTTACAACCTTAATATTGATATGGCAACTTCTGGAGTTGCCAGAACAACTGGAGAAAGTTTCCCAATTCTTTATCTCGATCAGACCAAATCTACTGGTGGGTTTAGTGTCAAAGCTACTCAAAATATGCAGTACGAAATCATTACCCCACAGATTCAGAATTTGACTCTTCCTGGAACAAATATTAATGCAACAATTAGATCTATTTCAGGAACAAGTTTGAATGATGGATCTGGTGCTGGTACTGATCTTCCATTCGTCGTTCAAGATAGGGAAGCTCTTACACTCAACAATAGCAATTATCTCACTTCCCCAAGAATTATTGCTTCCAGAGTTAATGAAACTTCAGCATCATCTTTGCAGGATCTTCCAGGGGAGCGTTCATTGAATGTTTCTCTCGAACTTACTACTGCCAGCGAATTTCTTTCTCCTGTCATTGACGCTCAAAGATTAAGTGCGATTTTCACAACCAATAGAGTTGATGCTCCAATCACAAATTATGCTCAAGACAATAGAGTTAATAGTTTGAATGATGATCCAACATCTTGCCAGTATATTTCTAAAGAAAATACTTTAGAAAATCCTGCTTCGTCGCTTAAGGTAATACTTGATGCACATGTTAACAATTATGCGGACATCAGAGTATTCTACTCGGTTAGTGAAACTGCTAATTTTGATCCTATATTCGTACCATTCCCTGGTTTTGATAACTTGAATGATCGTGGAGAAATCATTGCTCTTGAAAATAGTAATGGCAAATCTGATACTTACAATACAGTATCTGATGTCTCTGGATTCGCTTCTGAAGATTTAGACTTTAGAGAGTATACATTTACTGCGGACGATCTACCTTCGTTTAAATCCTTTAGAGTTAAGGTTGTTATGACAAGTTTAAATCAAACTTATCCACCAAGAATGAAAGACTTGAGAGTTATTGCTACTGCATAATATGAAACATAAAGTAAAGGATCAAACTCATCTTGTTAGGGATACTACAACAAACTGCATTATTAATACAAGTCAGTCTCAATATAATGATTACATACGTCGTCGTAATGTAAAAAATGATGAAAAACAAACTATAGAAAACCTTGAGACTGACTTTGCTAGTATGAAAGATGATTTAAATGAAATCAAATCACTATTAAGGATCTTAACAAATGGCAACTAAAACAATTACTTTTGATCCGGATGCAGGTGCTTCGCCAGAAACTAATTTTAGTATACTTGGCGGAGCAAACTTTGAGGGAAACTTTGAAGTTGTTGGAACCAATAACTCAGCATTTAATTTGAGTGGATATTCAGGTTCCGCTGCTATATCAAAGAGTGTTTCTATAGGGGCTACTCTTGGCATAACGACCGCATTTACAGTTGGATTTACAAGTGCAACTGATGGTAAATTGAAAATATCATTAAGTTCTGGAGTAACCAGATCTTTGAATGAGGGAAGATATGTTTACGATGTCTTAGTTGTAAGTGCAGCATCAACCACGTACTCTCTCGTTAGAGGGAACATTTTAGTAATACCTCCGGTAGCAGCAGCTCCCTAAATACACTTAGGAAACTTGTGAATAAATGGCACAACCAGCAAGTAGAACAGACCTCATTAATTACTGCAAAAGACAACTGGGAGCTCCAGTTCTAGAAATCAATGTTGCGGATGAGCAAATTGAGGATCTAGTAGATGATGCAATTCAATATTTTCATGAAAGGCATTTTGATGGAGTAATACAAACTTTTTTACATTATAAAATTACTGAAGATGATGTAAAGAGGGGAAAAGGTCCTGATACATCAGGAGTCAGTGGAATTACTACAACTACGGTTACTCATAGTGTGGGTAGCACATCATCTTTTGCATTTACTGAAAGCAATAATTACATTCAAGTTCCACCAGCAGTTATTGGTATAAACAAAATTTTCCGTTTTGATGGATCCAACACTGCAACAAATAACATGTTCAGTGTTAAATATCAATTGTTCTTAAATGACATTTATGGTTTAGGATCAGCAGAAATTCTTAGTTATGCAATGACTAAGAGATACCTTGAAGATATTGATTTTGCATTGAACACAGAAAAACAAATAAGATTTAATCAAAGACAAGATCGTTTATATCTTGATATTGATTGGGCTAGTGTTAGGAAAGATGATTATATGGTTCTTGATTGTTATCGAATAATAGATCCTTCAGACCATGCTAGAGTTTATAACGATTCTTTTCTAAAAAAATATTTAACTGCTCTTATTAAAAGGCAGTGGGGTCAAAATTTGATCAAATTCCAAGGCGTAAAACTTCCAGGAGGAACAGAGTTGAACGGCCGACAAATATATGATGATGGGATGAAAGATCTTGAAATTATTAGAGAACAAATGTCTAATACATATGAAATTCCACCTTTTGATATGATCGGATAGAGATTATGTTAAATCCATTTTTTCAACAAGGATCCTCTGGAGAGCAAAATCTTGTCCAGGATTTAATTAATGAACAGTTAAGGATATATGGCATAAATGTACATTTTTTGCCAAGAAAATATCTAACACAAAATACTATTATAAGAGAAGTAATAGAATCAAAGTTTGATGATGCTTATCCAATAGAGGCTTATGTCGAATCTTTTGAAGGATATGGTGATAATCCAACACTTCTATCTAAATTTGGCATTCAAGCGACGAATGAAATAACTTTAATTATTTCCAAGGAGAGATTTGAGACTTATATTTCTCCATTGATGAAGAATGAATCCGATGTAAAACTTTCAACTAGACCAAAAGAAGGAGATTTAATATATTTTCCCTTAGGAGATAGGTTATTTGAAATTAAATATGTAGAGCACGAAAAACCATTCTATCAATTACAAAAAAACTACGTTTATGAGTTGAGATGTGAACTCTTCCGTATTGAAGATGAAGTTATCGATACTGGAGTTGAAGAGATTGATAATGAGTTGATCGGAGATGATTATGATGGAACATCTGAGAGTGGCACGTCAACAATTATAGGAATAGCACAACTCCTCTATGTTGTTGGAACGGGATCTACTGCTACAGCAAATACCTCACTCGTAAACAATGGTATCAGGTTCATAAGGCTCACTAATAGAGGAGCGGGTTATAGCACTTTACCAACAGTAGGAGTTTCATCAGTAGGATTTGCAGGTTCAGTAACTGGAATAGGAACAGCTTCTCAAATGATAAGTGGTATAAATGTTTGCAATACAAACACAAATAATAAATTAAGATCTGTTCAGGGAGTAGCAATAGTCAATCCAGGAACAGGATATACTTCTGCACCTACGGTTAAATTTAGTGGTGGTGGAGGATCTGGAGCGGCCGCTACATCAGGAATTTCTACAACTGGTGGAGTTGGAGTAGTCACTGTAAGTTCTTCAGGTGGAGGATATGTTAATTCTCCTACAGTAACATTCTCCACACCAAAACATGTCGGAGCTGCAGCAACTGCAGTTCTTGCAACACCAATGGTTGGTGGTGGAGTCAGTATTATGTCTGCACCTATAAGCGTTGGTTCTTCCGCCTTCCTGTTCCCAGGAGGCACCACTGGTGGCGTATTCTATAGAACTGCACCTACGGTCACGTTTGGGGTTCCTGAAGGGTCAGGAATCACTGCTACAGCGACTGCCTCAATCAATGCATTTACATTATATGGGGGAAATGTTACGCAAATTTCTATTGGCAATTCTGGTAAGTTTTACACTAGTGCTCCTATAGTTACAATTGAACATCCGGGGTATGCTTATGCTGCAGCAACCATTGGTCTTGTAGAAAGTGCTGCATCCGCATATAGTTCAGGATCAGCAATTGATAGTAGTAGTGTTGCAATTTCTACTGGGGGTAAAGCATATTCTTCAAAACCACAAGTTTCTGTTGGACTTGGAACAGGAACTGTTAGTCCAACCACAACAGCACTTGGCATTGCGACAGTTAATTCTATCGGAGTTGTTACTGCAGTTGGATTTAATAGCACCACAGATCCATGGTGTGTTGGCACTGGGGCAACGATCGGAGCTGGGTATACAGTTACTCCAACACTCAATTTTGCAGTCCCATATCCTATTAGAGCAACAGCAACGTCAACAGTGTCAGTTGCTGGATCAGTCACTTCAATTGCAATTGGTAACAGTGGATATGGTTACAATGCGATTCCTACAGTCACAATTGCTGCCCCAACTGGAGCAGCGAGCACATTTACTGCAACTGGTATTGCAACGATAAGATTCAATTCTATCCATTATCAAGGAACTGTTGGTATTGGATCTACAACAATTACTGGAATCAACACTCTTGGAGTTGTTGTTGGAGATAGAGTAAGACTGGGTGTTGGATATAGTGACTCTTATAATTTTATCGTAGAAAATGCATTTGTCTCTGGTATTGGTCAAAGCAGTATCATCATGTCAACTGCAGCAACAAATGTTGGTATTGCAACTTCTGCGTTTGAACTTGGTAGAGATCAATGTGGCATCGTTACCGGCATTTTAATCACGTATGGTGGTGGCGGATATTTAACACCACCAACAGTATCAATTTCAAATACTGTTGGTGACAAGAATTATATTGACTATCATAATACTTTGGGAATTGCTACAGCGACAGGTATTTCAACTTTAACATCTGCAGGAGCAGTTGAAAAAATCTATATTACAGATGCTGGACATGGTTATGTAATAACACCTACGATAATAGTTGAAGATCCTGTTTCAGATTCTTCTGGATCGTTTAAGTTTAATGAGATTATAACTGGATCATCAAGTGGAACTACTGCTAGAGTAAGGATATGGAATGAATCCACCAATCAATTAGAGGTCATGAATGTGAACGGAAGTTTTGTTAGAGGAGAAACTCTAACAGGTTCTGAATCTGGAGCTCAATATGTATTGAGAACATCAGAAACATTCCCACCACTTACAAATTTTGCAGATAATAATGCTATTGAGACAGAGGCTGATTCAATTTTAGACTTCTCTGAACAGAATCCTTTTGGTACACCATAAATAAAAATATCTCAATATGTGGGTTAGTGTAGGTTTGAACAATGTTTGAATATTTTTACAACGAAATTTTAAGAAAGACTATCATTTCTTTTGGCACTCTTTTCAATTCATTAGAGATTGAGCATAAAGATGATTCTGATAGTACAACAAGTATTATCAGGGTTCCTCTTGCTTATGGACCTACGCAAAAATTTCTTGCACGACTAGAGCAGTCGCCAGATTTAAGTAAAGGGACAGCAATGACTCTCCCTAGAATGTCTTTTGAATTTATTGGACTGACTTATGATCAAAGTAGAAAGGTAACTACAACTCAACAGTTCACGGTTAAAGATCCTGCTAATGATACTGGTGTCAAGAAAGCATACATGCCAGTTCCATATAATATGCAATTTGAATTGAGTATCATGTCCAAATTGAATGATGATGCTTTACAAATTGTAGAACAAATTTTACCATATTTTCAACCACAATATAATTTAACAGTAAATTTAGTTGGACCAATAAGCGAAAAAAGAGATATTCCTGTTATATTGGAAAATATAACAATGCAAGACGATTATGAGGGAGATTTCTCCACTCGTAGAGTTCTTCTTTATACCTTAAGATTTACAGCAAAGACATATCTATTTGGTCCTGTTTCCTCTGCAACCTCAGATATTGTCAAGAGATCTTCGGTTTCTTATTACTCCGGAGACAGTAAGAGTACAGTTAGAGATCTTACATATAGTGTCAAACCAAGAGCAATTAAAGATTACACTGGAGATGTCGTCACTAATCTTTCTGAAGATGTTGATATATCTACGACAGCATTTAATGTTGATAGTGGATCCTCAGTTACTCTTAAAAAATATATTGAAATTGGTGGAGAAGAAATGTTCGTTACCAAGATTGCTGGTAACAAAATTACTGTAGAGAGAGGTAAAGATGGAACAACTGTTTCAGATCATTTGAAGGGGGCAGAGGTTAAAGGTATTGATTACACTGCCACAGAGGATAGTGATATTATCGAATTTGGTGACGACTTCGGATTTACTGGAAGTATTTCTTAATTATGGCTAAGAATTATAATGGTTTAGATGAAGTGTTTAATGTACAAACTGAAATTGTTTCTGGAGAAGAAGAGTCCATAGAAGTCGCTAAAAAAATAGATAGGCAAAAGAGTGATGTTAATAAAGATTATGAATATACGAGAGGTAATCTGTATTCTATAATTGAAAAGGGTCAGGAAGCGATTAATGGTATTCTTGAATTAGCTCAAGAAAGTGAAATGCCTAGAGCATATGAAGTCGCTGGACAACTAATTAAAAATGTTGCTGATGCGACAGATAAACTATTAGATCTTCAGAAGAAACTCAAAGATGTTAATGAGGAGTCTAAAAAAGGCCCTACTAATGTAACAAATGCACTTTTTGTTGGATCTACTTCAGATCTATCCAAATTTCTCAAGTCTCAAAATGAAGACACAGAGAAAAAATAAATATAACTATAGATGGGGTAATATTAAGTGGCATTAAAGAAGCCTTCCGATTTTTATATCAAACCTGAAGAAAAGAGTTCTTTTGATTCTTTGAAGGAAGAATTTTCTTCGTCTAAACCAAAGAAGATTGAAAAAATCTCAGAGGCTTTTGATGTATTTAAAACTAACCTGAATAATATTCAGTCAATTACTGATTTTTCTTCAACATTTGGTAATTTTAAAGAAAACGTCGAAAAAGTTGAAACTATCTCCAATGAAATTGGAGACTTAAAGAAACAAATTCAGACCTTAATCAAAAAAGAAGATCTGAATGATGCCATGATGGCACATCTCTTTTTTGTAGAAGAGGCAATTGCAAAAATTGAAAATAGAATATCTGGAGTTAATGAGGATATTGTAAATAAAATTAGCAATGACTTTTCAGATCTATCTGAAATGGTCAATTCATTTATAAGTGTTGAAGTTCCACAATACGAAGATTTAATTTCAAAATCAGAAATTAGAATTGATAGCAGATTTGCAAATTTAAAAGATTCTGTAGAAGAAAATCTTGATATAATTAGAGCAGATGTAAATAAAGAAGTTAATACTATCCTGACAGATGTTGAGACAATCAATCAAAATAGTCTGTCTTCTATAAGAGAAGAAGTTGGAGATATTAATAGTGTTGTTGTTGATCTCATCAATGAAGATTTACCTCAATATAAAAAGTTTTTTGCTGAAACTGAGTTAAGGACAGAAGAGAAACTCAGTGAATCTCAGAATATTTTTGATGAAAAAATTAACTTTATCAATCAAACTTATCAGGAAAGATTGGGGGAATTAAATTCCACGGTCAAAGAATTTACAAATACAGAAATTCCAAAGTACAGCAAAATGCTGGTGGAATCTAAATTAAAGTCGGAAGAGGAAGTCAAGGAATTAGAAAAATCTGTTCTAAAAAAAGTTAGTGATTTAACAGAACAAATAGAAAATCTATACAAAGTTAATAATATCAAAGAAACTGATATTGATTCTCTTTTAGAAAAAGTTCAAACAACTGTTCAAGAATCAAAAAATCAAACTGGAGAAATCTTTGAATCATATGCAAGATTGTGTAAAGATTCTAAAAAGAAAGAGGTAATAGAGGATAAAAAACTAAAAGCATTCTCTGGTAGATTAGAAAATTTTGCAGAAAAACTTGAAAAGATTGAAGAAACCACAGTTCAAGATGTTTTAGAACTTCAAGCTAATCTTGACATCAGTACTTCTGCATATCATGATAGATTAAAGAAGGAAGTTTATAAGTTTGAAGAAGATTTAGTTGAGCAGATTAAAGATCTTGAGGTCAACTTAAGCACAAATGAAGTACATATTAAGAAACAGAATGAGCACATTGAAAGTATTAAAGAGGAAGTTCGGGACGTAATTAATAAACTTCATATTGATACTATTGAAGAGAAGAATCAGGATCTTATTAAAAAAGTAAATCATATTGAAGATGTTCTTTCTAAGTTTAGTGAAAAAACACTTCTGACTGAAGATACTCCAATCACTCCAGGAAGTCCAGATACTAAGACTAGTGATCCTCTCACATCATTAGATAAAAATTATGTGACCCTCAAGCAATTGCAGGATCACTACAGACTGTTTGTTAACAGAATACAGATTCAACTTTCATCTATTGGTGGAGGTGGTGCTGGTTTCATAAAAGACCTTGGAGACGTTAGTTTTGATGAAAGCATAGGTGCAAATAAACTTTTAATATTTAATGGAACAGAGTGGGTTGGTATTGCTAGTACAGCACTTTCTGGGACTGGAGAAGCTACAACATTAGTAGATGGTGCGACTGGAGTTAACCTTACTCTTACAGGAAATTTAAGTGTTGGTGGAACGGTAACTTATGATGATGTCACCCATGTAGATTCTATTGGTATCGCTACTGCTAGAAGTGGTTTAGAGATTGGTGCTGGAAGTATAACCACAATAATTAAATTAGATGCTGCTACAGCAACAACTACAACAACTTCAGAATCTAATATTGATACTTTTGATGCATCT